TGATGAAGGGGGTCTGGGTCTGCCATTGTGCGATGCGTTGATGGATGCGGGTTATGACATACACAGGGTTAACTTCGGAGCGAAGCCGTTTGATGACCGTTATGCTAACCGGAGTGCGGAGATGTGGCACACGGCTGCACGAGCGATTGAGAAGCGTGAGATAATTTTACCGGACGACCAGATGTTGCACCAGCAGATGGTGACAAGGCGAGCGGAGGTTAGTCGGACGGGGAAGTTGGGGTTGGAGCGGAAGGATGTCATGCGGGCTAGGGGTTTAGATAGTCCCGACAGGGCGGACGCGGTAATGGGCTGTATTGCTTGCGGCGGCGGAATTGGGGGAAGCTGGGAGCAATTTAATGCCCTTACCCGTCCTTCGCTTGGTGACATCTTTGAGGAAGCGCAGTCGAGTTATGAGGAAGACGCGATGCCGCAGGGAATGTTCATGGGATATTGAGATGGAGACGGGGATAGCAAGATCGAGTATTGGGCCGACTGAATCAAGGTTGTGGGAATGTTCTGTGTGTGACGAGTTGGGTTCGATTGTTGCTGAAGACCGGGCGACTGGCGGCGTCTACTGTAATGACTGTATTGGGGATGCGCTAAATGCTGAGGCGATGATGCGGTTAGCGTGGAGGAACGTGAATGTTAGGCATCCACACCCGAACGAGTTTACTGAGTTGGAGGATCACTGATTATGCCAAGGAAATACGAGGGAGAACCGGAGCGTGACCCTAAAAAGGTGGCTATTGAAAAGGTTGCAGAAGTTGCGCTTGGAGCTGGCCTTGGGGCTGCGCTGGGGGGAGTGGGCAGAGCAGGAAAGCGATTGGGTGAAGTTCGTAAAATGGGACAGAAGCATAAGCCGAAGAAGCGAACCTTTAAGTATAAACCGTGGACTTGAGCAAGATGGCGAAGGAAGAGAAAGAGCCGAAGACCAAGGCGGGAGAAGTCACGCCACAAGGATTTACTGTTCCCACCAAGGAAGACATTAAGGCTGGCGAACACGCCCCTGACCTTCGTGGCAGGAATAGAGGGAGGGGCAGGTAATGCCTTTCAAGAGCGAGAAGCAGCGAAGGTGGATGCACACTAACAAGCCAGCAATGGCTAAGGAATGGGAGCAGGAAACATCAACAAAAGAAAAACCAATGGCATCAAAAAAACAGGGTTACAAATCACGGCAAGACGAATCACTCGGAGCAAGGCGCGGAGCGCGTAAGAAGCTCAAGCGGAAAGTTACACCAGCCGGACGCCGCAAGATGGGTTCCGGCCCTCGCAAGGCAGCGGGTGGTAGGAAGTACGGATTAAAATGAGCGAGGAGCTTTACGATCTAGTAGCACACGACATTTCGAGTCGTACCCGATGGGAGACTCGTCAGGGGTTGTGGTATCAGATGCGGAACGATGGGTTAAGGCGAAAGCACAAGCCTTGGCCTAATGCTGCTGATGCCCATTTCCCTCTCATAGACACCACCATCAATAAGCTCAAGCCGGGATTCTTTCAACAGGCGATGGGGTTGGAGGTGTTGGCTACGTTTGTTCCCATGCGCCAACAGATGGCGGGGTTCACTTCCGCAGCCGAGCAATGGTTCTCGTATAAGCTGCATGAGAAGAGCAACTACGCAACGGAGGTGATGAGCTGGATTGACCATATGCTGATGAGCGGTCATTCGGCTATGAAGACCTACTGGAACGCGGATAAGAAGCGGGTTGAGTTTCAGTCGATTGACCCGATGTATCTCATTGTGCCGCCTTGGACAAAGGGAGTCGATGATTCTGATAGGATTTGTCAGGTAATGCCGATGAGCCTTGAGACGTACAAGCGGGCAGGAATTTATGATGACAGCAAGTCCACGCTCAACAGTATTATAGGTGGCAAGACTGAGGAATCGGGAATCCTCAATGACCTCAAGGATAAGCGGGAGTTGAGGGAGGGGTTAACCTATTCAGCGGATAAAGAGCAGGTCATTGTCTGGGAGGTTTATTCTCGGAATGATGATGGTGAGTGGGAGATGTCCTGCTTTTCACCTCAAGAGCCGAGCCTTTCCCTTCGGAAAAAGATGAAGGTTCCCTTTGACCACGGGATGCCTCCGTTCTCCTTGGCCAAGTATGAGATTACCGATGGCGGCTGGTATTCGCCTCGCGGTGTGCCGGAGTTACTTTCAACATTTGAAGCGTCCCTGAACAAGTCTTGGAACGAAAAGCAGGACGCAGCGACTTTATTTAATAAGCCACTCTTTAGGGCCGAGCGGGATTTGCCCAACTCTGTGAATCTGCGGTTGAATCCGGGGCAGATTCTACCTTTCGGTATTGCCCCAGTCCAGATGCCTGATGTGCCGATGGACTTCGACAAGGAGATGGCGCAGACGCAATCTGTTGCTGAACAGCGTGTTACCGTTCCCGACTATGGAATCATGGCGGACAGGGACAGGCGGACGGCGACTGAAATCGAATCCATAAATGCCCAAGCACAGCAGAACATGGACTTGCGTTTGCGTCTATTCCGTCAGGCATTGGGCGACCTGTTCCGTCAGGCATGGAGTGTGCTTCTCCAGTTTGACAGCAAGGATTTGCAGTATCGTTTCTTGGAGGACAATTTGATGGTTGATCCGGTTGCGTTACACGACGAGTACCAGATTGAGCCTCGTGGTGGGATGGATATGGTCAGTCGAGCGATGTTATTGAATCGCGCTATCCAGAGGAAGCAGTTGTTTATGAACTCGCCTTGGATCAATCAGGTGGAGTTGGACAAGAGCATCCTTGAGCTGGAAGACCCGTCACTTGTTCCGCGTCTCGTGGAAGACCCGAACCAGAAGGAAGGCAATGAGGTAAGCGACGAGAAGAAGATTATACCTGCGCTGTTGATTGGGGAGATGATTCCGGTTGAGGGCGGTCAGGATTTCCGGGTGAGGATCGGGGTGATTATGCAGTTCTTGGAGAAATCGCGGCAGAGTGGGATGCAGGTTCCACCTCCGGCCCAACAGGCGATTAGCTCTAGACTGGGCGAACTCTTAAATGCCTATGAGGAGTTGGACACCAATAATGCTCGCGCATTGCGGAAGGATGTCGAGGAGTATCTGGTGCAGCTTGGATTTATGCCGAGCAAAGAGGAGCAGGATCAGATGGAAGTTCAGGCGATGACGGGGCAGATGCCACCGCAGGAAGCGGCTAATGTTGAGGAGACAGAAGCGGTGGTGATGCAGGGAGACTATTAAATGAGATTTTTTAGGTTTATAGGTATTGCTTGGCGTCTATCAGGTAATATCCCTTGGGTAGGCGAACCGGAGTGGGGCGCATCTGAGGCGAATGTTTTGCGGAAGTTTCTCGTCTTAAAGGAAGGGAAACGGTTTAGGATGGTTCTCCTGAACATGGTACTCAAGCAGAACCAACAGGCAGTGTCCGCAAAGAAAAGGCTTGAGTTCGAGGCAGGTTTTGCTAGTGGTGTAAGAACAACGGTACATACCGTTGAGGCTCTTGCGAAGAATATCGAGGAGTCAGAAGAATTTACGGCGGATATTTACGGGGTCGAATATCTGTCGAGTCAAGACCCCACAGCAACGGACAATCGTTTCAGTGCAATGATTGGACGAGGATAAGCACTGATAGGGAAACATTATGCCAGAAGAATCCGGCGAAGTAACCGCCGAAACTCTGTTGGCCGCTGCACAGGAGTATGATGCTTCTGTGGAGGCGGGGGAACAACCAGTAGTCGAATTTACGGCTACGGAACCTGAGCCGGGAAAGGAGGAAACTCCACCGGAGGAACCAACGGAAGCTGCGAAAGCAGAACCGGATGCTGAAGGGCAGGATGTGGATGAACCCGAAAGTTCATTGACAGTAGGCAAGACTCCTGAAGAGGAGGTTAAGTCGCAAAAGAGTGAGAGCAAGTGGGCCAAGAACGAGGTTCGCAAGAACAAGGCTTGGAAGGCGATAAACGCTGGAAAAGAGGAGAACAAGCGGATTCGTGAAGAGCTTGAGGGCATGAAGGCACAGCTTCTTGAGGAGCAGTCCGACATGGACGAGGGCAAGGCTTACCGGGATGAGAAGGGTTTTACGGCGGAGGATTATGAGGATGCCGCCGTAAGGCTTAGGGAAGAAGGCGAAGAGAGGTTGGCCAAGGACGCGGAAGTCAAGGCTGAGTCTGTTGTGAAAGACGGACAGTTAGCCATGCAGAAGCGGTACGACGCTAAAGCTCAGGGTGACTATGAAAAGTCACGGCAAGACCTTATGAGGGAAATGCCCGACCTGAGAGACAGTAACTCGGAGCTAACCAAGGCAGCTAATGTTGTTCTTGGTGAAAACCCCGGACTCCAGCATGGAGATGGGCTGCGTAATGCGGTTCGCATGGCTCAATGGAAAATTGCGGCTGACCAAACTGGAAAGAGTCAGGCTGAAGTCAAGGAACTAACGGATAAACTAAGTAAACTGGAAAAGAAAATGTCAGTTGGCGGCGGATTCACAAGCGAGAAGCTGGATGGCGAGAAGACCTTTGATGATCTTTCACTAGACGATCAGGAGTCTTACCTGCTGAAGGCGGCTGCGACTTATGATGATTCGTAACAACTGACAGGAAGGTAATATTATGGCAGTTAATAAAACTACCGATACCGAACTGGCTTACCAGTATCAGAATTATTTCAGCAAGAAATTGCTGACCTACGCTGTACAAGCATTGGTACTAGATCAGTTTGGCACTAAGGCTCCACTTCCTGCGAAGTCGGGGCATAAAGCAATAACCATGTTTCGTTGGGACACCCCTTCGGCAACCGATATCAATACCCTCGGTGAGGGTGATACGAGTACCGTTGGAGACCGCGCTATTACGTTGGAGAAGGTTGAAAAATCTCTCATCCAGCGTGGTCAAGTGATTAAGTTGTCTGACATCCTGAACGCAACGGACTTATTTAGTTCGCTGCAACAGAGTGTCAAGATCAACGGTCAGGACGCAGCATTGGATATGGATAACATCACTCGCAACATATTGGTTGGTTCCAATGTGGGCGAAGGCGCACAGTCTGGCGGCACTGCTGTCGAGGGTTCACCTCTCGATAATAGTGACACCATCACTGAAATGTATGCTGACGGTAATTCCGATTACAGCACGTTCTATGACGCTGCGACACCAGCGGACTCAACGTTAAGTGCGGATTCGGCTCTTGATGCCGTCACGCAGCTCAAGGTTAATCGGGCGCAGCCAACAAAGGGCGGTATGTACGCTTGCGTTGCAAGTCCTCAAGTCTTGAGTGACGTAATGAAGGACACGACATGGGTGAATGCAGCTCAATACAGCAATGTAGAAGAGTTGTATAAAGGTGAAGTCGGGCGGCTATATGGCGCACGCTTCATAATGACTACCAATCCGTTCATTACGGGCGCGGCTGCGGGAACCACAGTAGATGCAGATAGGTATATCTATGACACATCTGACGGTGGCGGAACCGCTGTTGATAAGAACGTCCATGTCTCCCTGTTCTTAGGAGAGGGAGCCTATGGCATACCGGAGTTGAGCAGTCAGTCACCATTCAGTCCGAAAATCATAATCACGGATTCACCGGATAAGAGCGATCCTCTTAACCTCACGATTACCGCTGGTTTTAAGTGTTTCTGGACTGCGTTGAGGCAGAATTGTAACTACTACGTTGTGATGCGAAGCCGCACAGCTTCGACTGCGTAAGAGCTAAACAAGTTATGAAACCTAAAGGTGGATTAACCCTTATTATTTCCGTGGGAGGGGGCAAGCCCCCCTCTCACGGTCATTCTGATAAACAAGATAAACAAGGTTGTGAGATGATTAGATTACCATTGGATGCACTGGTGTCCGAGCTAGAAGATGGCGCGGAAGTTGCACCGGAAATTGGGGACGTTGTAGTTCTCGAAACGGTTGAGGGTGAAGTTGTTGCAGTCAACGAGGACGGGACAGCGCACGTTGAACTTACTACCGCTGGTGGTCAGCCTATTGAGTACGTTGAAGAAGCTGCCGAGATTGACGAGGAAGCTGCTGAGGTGGATGAGATGGCTGGCATGGAAGAAGAGCTTATGGCAGCGGCAGCGGCGCAGGACGAGGAGATGGGGCTGTAATGCCTCTCTACACGTTCGAGAACAACGAAGGCCACACCATCGAGAGGCTCGTGCCGATAGGGCGCGAGACTGTCGTGATTGATGGCGTTGTGTATTTGAAAAGCTGCACCCCGCAGGGTTTTGCTATGACGGGCAGGGCAGTTGGTATCCCTCCGCAGAAGGAACAGGTTCGGGACGGGTATCATAAGTTGGAGTGTGAGGAGGGATCGCGTTTCTTGAAGAAGTCGCCCTTCTCGACTAAACAGATAAAAAAAGCATGGGGGTTTTAGATGGCTACGTTAACAGGGAGAACCATTGCAAGTTCGTACACTGAACTGCTCAAGACAACAAGCGCGAGCGGCATTACTGCGTCACTGGACACGGTACAGGACGGTGACGCCACTGATTCTGCGTTGCAGTTGAGTAGTGGCGGGGTCAAGTCTACTGGCACGCTTGCTGTTTCTGGCATTACCACCTTGGCGGGTGATCTGCGTCTGGAAGATGATGCGGGCGGAGAATACGTTGGGATAGCTTCTCCCGCGTCTGTCACGACCTACACGCTAACTATGCCAGATGCAGTAGGTTCATCGGGACAGGTGTTGGAAACTTCTGATGGGGCCGGAACCCTTGCGTGGGTGACGCGAGATGTTGGTGATATTACGGGACTCACGGCTGGCACAAACATAAACATCACTAACCCTACTGGCCCTGTTCCAACGATCAATGTGGACGATCCTGTGGTTGCCGACCTGACGGGAACAGCGTCACTGGTCACGGTCACAGATTCAACTGCTGCCACTGCTTTCCCCGTTGTATTCAATGATGAGAGCGATGCCCTACTTGATGATACTGGAACATTCACCTACCAACCCAGCACTGGAGGGGTAGCCGCTACAACTTTTACTGGTGCGTTGACAGGCAACGTCACCGGGAATGTTACAGGCAATGTCACCGGAGATGTCACGGGTGATGTTACTGGAGATTTAACAGGCGATAGCGCAGGAACCCATACGGGTGCAGTTACAGGAAACGTAACGGGCAATGTGACCGGAGACGTTACAGGAGATTTGACGGGTGATAGTGCTGGCACGCACACGGGCGCGGTTACTGGAGATGTTACCGGAAATGTGACGGGAGATTTGACTGGAGATAGTGCTGGCACTCACACGGGTGCAGTGACGGGTAACGTGACGGGAGACTTAACAGGGGATAGTGCGGGTACTCACACCGGAGCGGTCACGGGTGCAGTCACGGGCAATGTTACTGGTGATCTGACAGGCGATGTCACGGGCAATGTAAGCGGCACAGCGGCCACAGTGACAGGGGCGACACAGGCGAATATTACGACTTGTGTGAATCTTACCACAGTGGGAACCGTAACAAGCGGCACATGGGGAACAGGTTCGGTTATTGCTGGCACAACCATGACCCTCGGCAGTGATGGCACTGGAGATATTTATTATCGGAACGTATCAGGAGTCTTGACGCGGCTCGCTGCTGCTGATGATGGCAATGTGCTTTCGTTGTCAAGCGGCATCCCAGCATGGTCTGCCGCAGGAAGTGGCACAGTCACGGGAACTGGCACAGACAATCAGGTGGCTGTGTGGAGCGGTTCAAGTGCGATTGAAGGTGACTCAAACTTTGTGTTTGACGGAACGAACGTCGGGATAGGGGCGGTTCCAGAGGCGTGGGATTCAGCATATACTGCGTTGCAGGTTGGTGAATACGCAGCCTTATGGTCAGCAAAGGTGGGGGACGCGAGCAACTTTTCAGGGCTGATGCACAACGCCTATTTTGATGGCGTGTACAAATACCTAACCGAAGCTACGGCCACATCAATACATACTGGAGGGTCGGGAGACATCACTTTTCGCACAGCTCCGTCTGGCACAGTAGATACCGAGATTACATGGAACACAACCGCGATGACCATCGACAACGACGGTGACGTTAAGATTGAGGCATCTTTAGGCATCGGTACGACTCCAGCATCGACGTATCAGTTGGATGTTAAGGCTGCATCCGGTTCGGGAAATATAAGGGTGATTGGAGCCGCCGCCTCTGACGCATCAGTGCTGCTGAACGAAACAGGCACAGGCAATGTTGCTAAACTTCAATGGGATGCGTCGGAATCTTATCTAAATATCCAGACGCTAGAAAACAATAGCGACATTCTCCTAACGCCACATGGGACTGGCAACGTCGGGATAGGGACGGATTCGCCCCTTGCGATTATTGACGTTTTGGGAGGCGACCCTTATCTTGGAATGTTCAGGAACACGGTAGGCGGAATCAGGCTTCAAACGGATTCTTCGTTAAATCATATTGTTAGTAGAGGTGCTGCCGACAGCGGGTATAGGAATTTGGAAATCAGAGCGGCTGCTAGTGGTTCGGGAATGGTCATCGCAACCAGCGGCAACGTCGGGATAGGGACGGATTCGCCAGACACTTCCCTCCACATTGATAGACCAACGGCGGGGGTCGTAGCACTAGACTTTGAGGATTCTTCACAGGCGGCAATATTCATTCCTGCGGCTAGCACCACCTCCTATTATCAACCGTTAATTGGAGTTGGTGAGAATGCAACCACCTTTACCGCAGCTATAAGTTCTTTTGATGATGGCGCGAGTGCTGCACAAGGATTAGCATTTCATACTGGGGATACGGACGCCATTACCGAGCGTATGCGAATCGACAGCGACGGCAACGTCGGGATAGGGATCAGCAGTAGTATTGCTACTAAACTTCAAGTCGCATTGGGCCACATTGCGATTGATAATGACATGGCGTACCAGTCTTTCACAGCCAGTGGAACTAGACGCAACTTACTGACGGTTGACACATCCGATACGATAACTATTGGAGATACTGATTTCGGTGAGATAACCATAGACAGCGGCGGCAACGTCGGGATAGGGGAGCCTGATCCGGGGTATCCGTTGGAAGTAGTCGGTTCAGAGGAAGTGGCAAGGTTTAC